TGGAAACGGTGGAATTGGCCAGGAATGCATATCCAAAATCGGGCGGTGTTGTAAATGGGAATGTGGATGCCACGGGATATATTTCCGGTAAGGGGGTATATGAAGCACCCGGTATTCGGGTATATAGTTCGATAAACAAGCCGTCACCGGGAGAACTCGGGGCATATACCACAGGTGAGTGCAATGGGAAATTTCAACTCAGGGGCAGTGGTCTTTTATCGATAGACTCAGATAATGCAAGATTCAATGGACACGTGTTAGCGTGGCTGGATGAAGTTAACCGAAATTATCAACCTCGCGGTAATTACCAGCCAGCCGGGAATTATGCTCCTACGGGTCAGTCATATACTAAATCTGAGTCTGACTCCCGATATGGCAGCAAAAATACTGCTTTAAAATCTACAAATGGTTGGTGGAAATGTGGAGATACCGGGATGATTTATCAATGGGGAGTAACTCGAGTTTTAAATCCACAAGAAGTTATCATAGTTCAGCTACCCGTTAGATTCTCTAATATATGTGTGAGTGTCATGTTGACGGTGAATCGATTAGGATCAGGTAGTGGTGTAGTTAATGGTTACGTTGCTGATCTAAATACATCTTCATTTAAATTGACTAACGATTATGCTGTTAATGGTATTAGTGTAAATTATTATTGGTTCGCAGTGGGGTATTAATTATGTATTATTACAGTGCAACAACTAACGCATTTTATCCAGCTGAATGGAAACAGGATTATATCAATGCCGGTTCATTTCCAAACGATGCAGTGGAAGTCGATGAAGTTATTTTCATTGAGTTTGCCGGCAGTATTCCTCCAGAAGGTAAATATCGTATAGCGGGTAAAAATGGTTTACCGGAATGGGCGGATATTCCTCCACCCACTAAAGAAGAATTACAGTACCAAGCTAAATCTCGAAAACAACAATTAATAGCTGAAGCAACAAATCAAATCGCACCATTACAAGATGCTATTGATCTAAATATGGCAAATGATGAGGAAAAAGCGCAGTTAATGACTTGGAAAAAATACCAAATATCACTGAGCCGTATCGATGTCACATCAGCACCAGATATTGACTGGCCTGAAAAACCACAATCTCCCATTGACGGAAGATGAATTTTACCATAGCTGGTGGAAGTTAACTTTAATAGGTTGTATGAAAAATGCAAACATTTAATCTTTGAGTTTTAATTGGTAGTAATATTGAATTTGTATATACCGAATGAACTTCAAGATGCTTGAGTCGTCAGACATAAAAACATTTAAATTCAACAATATAATCGTTTTTCAAACATGCACTTTGAAGTGTCTTGAGTATATACGTTCACTTATTTGTGAATTTCCAGACCTCAACTAATAGTTTTATGTATATTTAACAGATATTAGTTGAGGTCAAGATAAACAAGAAAGAAGAACAGGAAGTTAGACGAAAGTTTAAAATATTGGCTCATGCTGAAGAAGGTAATAACGCCAGTAGAACTTGCCGTTATTGGGAAAATCCCTAGATACTTTTTATCGTGGGTTTAGCGGAAACGGTGGCATTGGCGAAAAGTGCCGTGCCGAGTAGTCTGAAAATTAATGGCAAGACGTTGAGTGAGGATGTTAGTTTAAGTGCCGAGAATGTGGGGGGATATCCAAAATCAGGTGGTGTTGTAAACGGGAATGTGGATGCCACGGGATATATTTCCGGTAAGGGAGTGTATGAAGCATCCAGTATTTGGGTATATAGTTCGATAAATAAGCCGCCAACGGGAGAACCTGGCACATATTAAGCAGCGCCTCGTTAACTGGATGATGTATGCTTATTAAGTTGAATCAGTAGACATATCAACTGCTCCTGATATTGAGTGGCTAGAGCGACCAATAAATCAAATTTGTGGCGGTTATAGATGAACTTAGTTATCCAGGATAAGCCCCGAGTCTGCACATTATTCTGTGTAATTGCCACCTGATTATAAGTGACCGTCCAAACGATCACCGAACTGGTGAGAATACGGGAAAACTGATTAAGATCGGATTCAGTTTTGAGGTCCTTAGCCAATTCGGCTGCGAGTGCCTTAATTTTCTTTTCTTCCATAATTTTCCTGTCTCCTTTGCCCGAAGAAATATATAAAAAACAGGCAATTACACAATTTAAATTACAGGTTCATAGCTTATTAATCCTTATTAAAGGGAAGTTTTCTTTCTATTCGTTTATTAAAAATAAAGTCAATAAGCTGATTTTTAACTCGATGTATTTCACGTAACACTTTATTGTTATAATTTTCTTTAGGCGTGATAACTCTATGGACTCTTTCATTTTCTAAAGAACTCGGGAAATTATTATGACTCTTATTTAAAGTAAAATCCTGCATACATAGTGCTGGTATTAACTGACAGGCAATATAATTTTTGTCTAAAATAAAATTATCAAATATTTCATAGTCAACTGGTTCTCTTAATGGAGTGCTAGTTATTTTATTAAATAGAAAATTAGCCCCTTTATTTGTAATAATGTACCCACCAGTACCTAAATGTTCGTTCTTTAATCTAAAAATATTCTCATTTTTTTTAAGTTTTTTAACTGGAAAAACAGAGGTTTTTACTTTCTCATCTGCTCGTTCAATTTTTATAATATCAATGTTGTTATCTACCCAACTATAATCAGTTAGATATAACTCTGACTCCTTGGATAGATATATATCATCTTCAAAAATACCGGCTACAGGAATGTTCTCGTCAATAATTTTCTTCCACAAGGTAATATGACTTAAAAAACATCCTTTTTCTCCCATTGATAAATTTGGGTTGTCAAAAGTTATGCCTAATTCATTTGAAATATTGATTCTGCTCTTATCAATAGCATCAAAAAATTCAAATTCTATATTATTCCTTTCAAACTGTTCAGTTATATGTTTTCTTCTTTTTTCATTATTACTCAGTAAGCTAATTATAAAGTTTTTCATAGTGTCTTCCAGTGTTTTATAGCAAACATTAAGAGGGTAATTATGGCTATTAATCCAACCCCATACACCCACACCCATGCTTGCATTTTTCGTAGTATAAAGTTCATTTGGGAATTTTATCTTCCGGTAATGCGCTATATTTCATGGTTTTGTTACTAAAGTTAAGAACATCATCTTGATTTTCACACATTTCATTAGACAACATTTGACAATTTCTAGATATTGTAGGTTCCTCAATTCCTGTCCATTCAGAAAATAGAGTTAAGAAGCTCATGGAATTTCGTTGAGCGTTAATAATTTGCCGTGATGTATCATCGTAAGATGTAATGAACATTGGAACCTGATAATTTTGCTTATATTTATCGCTATGAGCAAGCCTCATCTTCTTAGTATCTTTTTCAAAGAAAGAAACTCCATGATCAGCAAAATACATCAAGGACCAATTATGCTCATTTTTCTGTACTTCGTTAGTAATTCTTGACAACAAGTCATCAGTGTTTTCAATACTCTGTATATAACAAGAAACCTGCTCTGATTTGAAAAATACGTTGTACTCATAATTTGTTCTGATACAGGCTGGGGAATGTGATCCCATAAAATGGATAACAATTAGCTTTTTCTCTTTCTTATCTTCTAAGGCTTTTTTCACAATGGGTATTATATTTGTATCAGGAATATTTCTATTGAGACCAGAACTGGACTCACCTTTTTTAATAAACAATGGAGAATTGGCCCTTGCTCCCATACTGGCAACCGGGGTATCAAACAATCCTATAGAACCTTGATTTGATATCCAGTAGGTATAAAAACCTGCTTTTTTTGCTAATGTGACAATATTATTGCTTAAAATATTTTTGCCATTTTTAACCATTGCTAGAGAGTTTGCCAGTGATATCTGGGTTGATGGACCTGCTGAGATATAATTTGTAAAAAGTATCCCATTAGCCATGCTCATAAAAGGTGTATTGTGTATTGGGAACCCATATGCATTCATAAAGTCTCTACGTACACTTTCCCCAATAACAACAACGTAAGTACTATATTTTGGCTTTGCTGATACTGTTCCCCATGTATCCTGTTCACTTAATATTTCCTGCATTTTTCTATGTTCGCTTTTTACCCTTATAAAGTTGGTAGTAACATCTTTAACTACTCTAATTTCAGGAAATCCAGAGTCGAGGATAGTAAATTCTTTGCCTTGTATAAAGTTTTTTAACGGGTGGTGTATTGTCGTGATTAATGCAAAGGAAAACAGAAAGATATTGATTTTTTTATATAAATTAATTCTCACTTTCAGAGATAACAAACAAAATATTAGAATAAGAATGCTAAAAAGATAATGTTCAACTGGAATAAAAGAGATAAATTCACTGGCTTCTTGCTCGTTTGTATAGAACAACGAAAGGATTAAGTTGAAGTTTGGTGATCCATATGTAAGCCCAATAGGGGCATAAATGAGAGTTGTTATACCAAGAACAATAAGAAGAATTCTATAAATTATAGTGATTTTGTTTAGTAAAAGAAAAATGAAGAACACAGCAAGTACATACCCTACTTTTAAACGATAACCTAAAGCTATATGAGCTAAAAGGCAAAAGATGAAGAGTGCTGCAACGGGTAACAGCTTGATTAGGTGGTTTTGCGTAGTTTTCAT